ATAGACCTTCAAGAAACCGAATTGTTCAAAGAAGTGTTGGGGAATAATTGGCCCCAGAGGACTCGGAACGCTCGCTCTGCGGTGGCTGGGACAACTCCGTTTCCGAGGAGTCGGAGTTCGTCTGTGCGATTGTCACAGGAGACTGACAACTCGGCATAGTCCATCCGACCGGAAGGCCCATGAGGGTCTCCACCCATCGAGGGTTCAGCTTGCCTCCGACTTGACTGTCTAATTTTGGAATCATGCTCCCATCCTTCTGACGATGCGCTCCCGTCGAAACGGTTGCGGTTGCCCACGACTCTTGGCGGCTCCCAACTGTATTGCGGTTGCCCTGGTCGGCTAGGCCACCCTCCGTATGCGCCTGAACCGCTACGTCCAAGGTATCCATCGAGATCTTCCCGTTCCGAATCCGTCCCCCAGAGTAGCCCCCCTTGTGATCCCTGGTTGATGAGGTGGGCCAGGATGAAGACTCTTTTGCGTTGGTGGGGCGCACCGACTTCACTCGCTGAGAAAATTCCGAACGTCGCTTCGTAACCAATTCTTTCCAGGTCTTCGAGGACTTCTCGGAGTCCGAGGCTGATGTGCCCCTCGACATTCTCGAACAGGCAGGCTCGGGGTCGCATGGAAACAATTCCATCTGCGATCCAAGGCCAGAGGTGGCGTGGGTCGTCTTTGCCGAGTCGTTTTCCGGCGGCTGAGAACGGCTGGCAAGGATAGCCGCCGCTGAGGATACCCACTCGGTCACGAAACTCTGCCCACGGGAAGGTTTTAAGATCCGTCCAGATAGGAGCGCAGTCCAGGAGTCCCGCTTCCATTTTAGCGACCAAGTTCGAGCAGGCAAAGGCTTCGATCTCACTAAAAGCGATTGTCCGCAAAGTTGGGATTGCTCGTTTAAGTCCGAGATCAATGCCTCCGTATCCGGCACAAAGGCTGACGTGTGTAATTGGCGAGGTAGTATCCACATTATTCCTCGAAGTAGGCTTCCACTTCCTCGACATCCACTTCGGTTCCGCACTTTGGACACTCTCCTGGATCGCATTCTGCCGCTGATCCTTGTTCGGCGTCTTCGAAGCGTCCGTGCATGTATCGGTTTCGCGTTGCCGGTGAAAATCGGACTTCAAACTCGTGTTCGCATTCTTCGTTGTGGCATGTGTAGTCGTGTGTCATAGGTTATGTGGTTATTACTTGGTGTAAACAGGAGTGATATTTGCGTCGGCTCCAAGAGGCATCTTGGGGCACCATTCGGGAGATTCGACGAGCAACGCCTCGATCTTGGATCGGTCTTCTTCGGCAGTGATCTCATCGACAAGAACAACGACTTCATCGTGAACCCGCATAATGATCTCGTAGCCGGCAGCCTCGATCTTGCGGCACTGGTGCATGAAGACATCTCTTGCGGTCGCTTGGGTAATGTTTTCCGCCAAGAGGCCCCCGTATATCTTGCTCCGGAGCATCTTGCCGTTCTTCGATAGCAGGCAGGAGGAGTCCCTACCTTCTTTGGCTACCTTTCGGTAGGTCAGGGTACGCCCCGAAGGTAGTGACAGCTCCATGTCATCGTCATAGGATTCCTTAATCGCCTTATCGAGTCTGCCCCAGAGGGCCACGATTTTCGGGTTGGATGCCCGATACTCGCGGACGATCCTTGCGGAATCCTCCTCCGAGATGTCTAGTCCGGCCATGATTTTTGCCACGGTCTTGAACTTCTCTGATCCGCAGCCGAAGCCGAGTCCTAGGACACGGGCTTTTGAGAGCTGACGTAGCTTGTTATCGACCTCCTTGAGCGGTCTTGGGTCGTTGTAGCCCATAGTCGCCCGGGCGTGAGCCTCGTAGATGTCAATCCCAGTGCGGAGGATGTCGAGCGTGTCGAAGTCCTGAGCCAAGTAGAGAATGACCCGCGATTCGATCTGAGCGAGGTCTGCAACGACAAGCGTTTTGCCCTTTGGGGCCGCGATGAGCTTTCGGAGTTCGACGCCGGCAATTTCACCTTTAGGTAAATTCTGAGCGTTCCAGCCCCCGCCACCGCTGTCCCTTCCGGTCGTCGCCCCGAAGAACTTCAGTTCGTATCCCATCCGACCTGTCGGACGTGTGCGGGAAATCATGGTCTCCACTGCTTTAAGGTGCTTGTTGGCCTTGCGGAAGGCACGGACTCCGTTGACCCAAGGAAACTTGTCGCCGAATTCCTCCTCCCACTTCTGGGCCTGAACCTCTTTCTCCGAGAAAGAATCGGGAGCCCAGATGCCTTCGGCCTCACACTGATTGCGAATGGCTTGCAGCGATAGCGGGGGTAGGTGACTCGTTCCGACCCAAGGCAGCAACGACTTGGTATTCTCGACTTCGGCCACCAGAGATTTCTTTGCCGCGTTGAGTTTGTCGATGTCCACGGGAACCCCGCGCATCCCCATCTCTCGTGTCATACGCGAGATCTCCCACTCGTGTTCCGGCATGAGGTGCCCGTGCTTCTTGAAGATCTCCAGGGTATTCTTTGCATCCCCTAGGGCGTAGTCGGCGACTTCCTTCTTGAACTCCGGAGTCATGTCCTTCCAGTGCTTTCCCTTCATGTTGTCACGGGTGCTCTTGCTCATCTCGGCACCCAACAAGTACTTGGACGCTTCAGCCAGACTCCTAGGGTATCCGAGGTATGCGCTAAGATCTGCCGTGTCGTAGACGTACTGAGGCCCGATCTTGGGTACTACCCTCCGTTCCTTCAGGGCATCGAAGAGAGTCATATCGAACGCGGCGTTGTGCATGACCCAATTCATGCCGGCAACGTCGAGCCAAGGGGCTTTCTCGGGGCGTCCGACATAGATGATGCCGTAGTCCGAGTACATCGAGACCATGTAGATGTCTGTGGCGCGGGCATAATGCCACGCCCCCATGTCTACCACTGTAATGTCTTTCGAGTAATAAGCCTCGAAGTCGATTGCTACGTTCACTTGTAGACAATTCTTGTTCGGGTTTCTGTCTTAATCGTTACTTCCCCGGTAGTCTTCCGACGCTTCAGGTTGATCTTGCTGAATTCCTTCTGAAAGGCTGTCAGGTTATGCCTTGGCGCGTCTCCTTTTCCTGCGCCCTTCTTGATTGTTATGATGTTCTCGGTCATAGGGTTTGAATTATTTTGATGGATGATGAGATAAATTCTCCGACAGTTCCTTCATTCTGGATGGTCACATCCGATGCTAGTTCTATCTTTTCTGAAACGTGTTCGTTTACCGGAGTATTGACATCTCGAACGATAGTGATCGAAATCCCTCCCATCCGTTTCAGTGTGTCTAATTCGTTTTGGAACCGGCAGTCGTCTACCACTACTGGCGTCTGCTCTTTGATTGCTTGGGTTACTCGATACTCCCAGATATCTACCCAGATCGTAGGGGAGATCATCTGACGCCCCCATTCAGTTCCCAAGGTTTGCATAGCAAAGCGAGGCGATTTATTCCCCAAAAGCTTGCAACAATCTTCTTTGCGATCTCCCTCGATCTCTTGATAGGTGAGACCTAGGGCACGAAGCATGTCCTTGAGCGGACCGGCAAACTTGATCCTCTTGTACCCGAATTCTTTGACCAGGTAGTCGGCAAGTGTTGTTTTACCTGATTTTGCTAGGCCGCATAGCCCGATGATGGGGGGAAGTGAAGCCTCAGAGATCATTGGTCTCCTCCTTCAATTCGGTGTCACGGCTTTTGGCCCAGTCGTAAAGCTCTTTGGCTTCCCAAACTTGGCGCTCGTCGTTGCTCTCCATAGCTTTCAGGAGCTTGTCGGAAACCATTTTCCAGTTCGCGAGAGCTTCTTCGTGCCCCTCGTAGATCTTTGCTCCGCGAGCCCAAAGATCGTTTTCGTAGTTGGCCTTTAGTAGGTCTGTGCGAAAGACTTCCATCCCCGCCTTGAAAGCAAACTTCAAGTACTCCTGATGTCCCGAAGGAGACCAAAAACGAACCCCTTCTTTCGCATACCAAGATTCAAATAGTTCATCGGAATTCATAGTGCTTGCTGGTACGCTTCTTCGGCTCTGTGGGCCAGGTAGATAAGAATCTTTGATTTGATGGGGCTTGATTGAGCCCTGAATGCCCGATACCACCGGATACAGGACTTTAGTTTTTTTATCTGATCCTCAAGCCGTGCAATCTCCATCGAGAGATATTTTGGGGTTTGGTTTAGTTCTATTCGTTCCACGATCATAAGTCCTCCTTTGGTGGGACTTGACTGACTCTCCACATCCCAAGTGTTTCGACTGGTATTCCTAGGTCTAGCGCAAGCTGAACTTCTACTCTTGCCCCGCGGGATTTTTCCCATCCGTTAAGGACTACTACCTTATCTGATTTTGCCAGGGCGGTGACCGCTCTTCTCATGCAGTCTCTCCACAAAATCTCAAAGTCGTCTTTATTGAATTCGTGAGAATCTTTTTCCGGGACTGGGCTCAGATTAAACGGGTTTATCGGCTCCTGGCCGCGCAGGGCTATTATGCTCTCTGCGTGGTCAAATTCCGCTTTGTTCCATCTGGGATAGCCAGACATGGGGCCGGCAATATAAACGAGTTCCATTAGTATATTGGGTAGCCGCTCGGGTGGTTTGGGGGGCAGATTGGTTCCCCCCGAGCAGCTCCCTAATTATTTAGCCGAGAGCTTGGATATCCTCTTTGGCTTCAGCAGATACCAGACCCGCCGAACGAAGAGTTGGCTGCCACCATGAATTTTTGGTGTCGCGTACAAGAACGCTGCCAAGTTCCCACTGCCCTCCGGTCAAACCAGTTGCGGAGAGATGTCCTCGCAGGCTAGATGCCAGAGTTACGGCCACGGCTCCGAATGCAGTTCCGGTTGCGGTATACACCACACGGGCATACTGCTTTCCTCCGATGGTGTGACAAAAGCTAGAAGAGGCTTCCTCATCGAGACCCTCCGGAGCTTCAACAAGAAACTCAATGTGGGCCATCTCGCTGAAGTTGTTACCTCCCTTAGCTCGGCTGATCACCCCACCTGCGGAGCGAACTTCGCTGGCAGTGTTGAAAATACGGGCCGGCGTATCGGACTCGTATGGAGTGTTTTCGCGATACTGCTTGACCATACGGACAGCGATTACGCGGATCGGGTTGCACTTGTCCTTGGTGTCTGCAAGGGAGTTAAGTTGATGCTCGCGGTTAATCGCAAACGTGCCAGGAGTGAACTTGTCGGCAAGCTCGCCAGACTTATTGACGAGATTGATGCGGGGGAGGCGGGTGTCTTGTACGCCCCACTCCCCGATGAGTGATCCGTTGGCGTCGTTAAGTGCCGCGGGGGCCACCAAGGCGGATTCCTTGACGATTACTGCTGTTGTGGTCTCGACGGCTTCTGCCTCGACTGACTCGAATGATACTTTTGCCATGATGTATTGTGTGTTTTTGGGTTTCCGGAATCCGTCCGGATGCGGTTTTGGCTTTCGCCGAAATTGAAAGGTTGCGGGGTTATTATCGGGGTTTAGACAGAGAAGACTGACAGTTGTTCAAATAAACTTTCATTCGAGCGAAAGTTTTAACTGTTCGATCTCCTCGTTGAGGTCGTCCAGAAGAGCTTGGATTGTTGAGGTCTTTCCGTCATGCAGCATGCGAAAGAGGTGTTCCCTGAAGCGCCAGACTACCAAGCGCCATTCGGTTCCGTGAACCGCGTCGAGGTGTTCCTCACCTTCTTCTGGAAGCGTAAACTCTAGGGTAGCTTTCATTTCATGGATTTGTTGCCTTTGCACTTCCACTTACGGCGGCTCAGGTTGTTGGGGCTGTTTGGGTCTTTGCGCCAGTCGCCCTTGATCGCATTTGATCTGGCACAATAGGCGTCTCCCTTCTTGGTTCCCGGTCTAATCCTGTCTCCTCCGTCTTTAGCTTTGCCGGCCTGCCCGTATTTTATCGTACGGGTTCTTCCTGTTTTTGCGTTCTTCACAACTTTGGTGAAGCGTTTTTTCATTGTAGCCATATTAGTTTTGGTTGGTTGTTTTGTTGTCTGCTAGAAGCGAGTCGTATTCACCGTCACGGAAGTACTGTTTCCAGTAATAAAATGCTTCTTTCTCTGTCCTGTTAGGACAATTTGAGCTGACTCCCCAGAGTCCTCTGCGACAGTCTATTGACTTGCCTCCGTTGGAGAGAGTGATGCAGCGGGTGAACGCATTCCATAGGTTAACAAGATCACTCATTTGGCCTCCTTTAACTTTTGGATCTCGTCACTTGGCGGCGGTATGTCGTTGATAAGCTCCCACTTCACCATTTCCAAGACACCTACTGTCTGGGCGACTGTAAGCTTTCCGTAGCGGCATCGGAGCATATTGTGGAGTTCCTGCTTCAAGTATTCCTGTTCAGATATGTCGTTCATTGGCATTCCTTTTCCCAGACCACGGTGGTTTTCTCAATCGCCTCGGCCTTTTCGATTTCGGCCTTGGCATCATCCAAGGAAGAATACCAACTTGGCCCCGTCCATTTGGCCATTCTCTCCCACCAGAAAAGCGTCTTCTTTTCGATGTAGAATCGGTTTAGCCCGTTCTTGACGATGCGGAGTTTTTTCATCGTGCCTCCTTTAGCTTGGCGATCTCGTCGCGGAGGTAGCGGATGGCGGAGGCAACCGCTTTCAGTTTAGGGTCTGGATTTTCTGAAATCTTTGTGCCGTCTGGCATAATCTGGACTACGCGACCCGATTCCATTTCTGCGATTTCCTTCTCCATCGGCGTCTCCTCCTGCTTTGGCTTGCCAACAGGCTTTCCGCATCCTGCGCGGTGGCATACCCAATGGTTGTAGAAGTCTTTCTCCTGCCAAACCATCGTGTTGTTCTTGCAGTTGGGGCACTCTGGTGCTGGTTCGCAGTAGCCTGTTTTCTGCACGGGCAACGGGCGGCGGGTGCGGTATCTGAACGCTTGATGATCTCTAGGAGTTGATCCTACCTCGAATGGAAAAACATTAAGCCATACGCCATGCACCCTATCGTGATGCTTTGCTTGGACTTGATCTCCTGTGTGGATTTCCTCGTCCTCGCCCAAGTCTCGCCATTCGGGAGCGGGTTCTTCTACATTCTGGCAGTTGTCGCAGACCATCCGTTCCCTGCGGTGGCAATCGCAATGGCTGAACTTGTGCGTGGTGTTGGCGCAAGTCGGGTTAGCGGGTTCCTCTGGCGCGGTGGCGGTTTCGGTTCTTTTCTTCAATGAAAACACAGGCGGTCTTGATAACAGCGAATCATATTCATCGTGGCTCACGGCTTCCTCTGGGGAGGGGGCGAGTTGCTGAATTTCTGACCTATAGTATTTCCTGCGGTCTGGATCTTCGATGTATTCAGTCGTGATCTTGGCAATCTGAATCGATTGGTTCAGAAGCTCACGGAGCCTTGCGACCTCGTTGGTTTTCTCTTCGTATTCGTTGAGGATTTTGCAAAGCGTTCCTAGATCATAGTTGTCGTATTTGCGGTCATCCCAAAGGTAAGGCTTGCCGTCGAAGTCTCCCTCTTTGATTACCCAGCGTGGCGTTGGTGTGGTGTCGGGGTTCATTTGTATTTTGGTGCGTGTTTGCTACAAGTGATGCGGTATCGCATCGGGTCTTTATCTGGTGATGGCGTTCCGCATTGCGGAATCTCCCAGCAGTCGGGTTCGTCGCAAACAAGGATGGTGGTGTTTGGTTCTTTGCATCTAGGGCATCCGCTAATCTCGTAAGTGGGATCAAACGGGTTTGCCGCTGTGAGAACTTCTTCTACCTGACCATGCCATCCGCAGAACTGGCATAGTCGCTTGTCTCGTTCTGGAGTGAGCCTTGCGACCTCGTTGGTTTGTGTGGTGTCGGGGTTCATTTGGTTAGTTGGTTGAGTTCGTGGCGGATGTTTTCTTGCTCCATTGTTCCTACAAATTTGTGGGCATCTATTTTCAAAGCCCTTTCCAGCAGCTCGCGGAGCTTCTGGTTCTCGGCCTCGCACTCCATGTCGCGGTCGATCATGGACATGGCCTTGGCAAGCTCCCCCCTCGTCTTGTTGTGCGCTTCACGCTCGCGGCATAGGGGAGTCCTGCCATCTTCATCTCGCTGGGTAGTGCCAGCCTTACAAGTCCAGAAGGCAGAAAGCCTATCTGTCTTTGGCGATCCGCAATGGGGGCACGAGTTGTCGGGTGTCTGATGTTGGTTCATGCTTCTTCCTTAGTAAATGCGGTTTCCTGGGCGTTGCGGCCAGCCTCTGCATGCCAAGTCGTCGGAGCCATGACTCGGTAATCGAGCGGGTGTCCCGGCTTCACAAAGCTGTCGTCCCGCCAGACGATGCGGTTATTCGGCTGGGCTGCGATCTGGCCGCTGCCATCCTCAAGCAGTAGGAGATGGTAGCATTTGTGCTCCGGAGGATATTGGCTGTAGCCATTATCCGTATGGTCGAGGGTGAACCAGTAGGATGCCGGTACAATGGATCCATCCCGCTTTCTGTAGTGGCAGCCCATTTCCCTGAGATACTCGTAATGCGTAACAGAGAAATCCCATCCGTGGGCATCCCACATCTGAAGATCCGTCAACTCGTGCTGGCACTCTCTTGTGGGGATCTCATGCCGCAACATCTGGAGAGGGATGCGAGCCCACTGCGCTCCACTCTCACACAAGATGGAGAAGTGAAGCGCCCTTGAAGGAATCGAGGTTACGCCAAAGATGACGCATGGCTCGAAACCAGCCTTTTCCCCATCCATTCCATGCAAGATGCGTCTGGATACATGGCCGTAAAGATGCCTAGGCACGCTGGCATTCATGCAATGGTGGTTCATCGCTGGCCCTCCTTGATCAACCACTGAGCCTCGCCCAGCATGTCGCTCACCCCGGCTCGATAGCCAAGCATGAAAGCGTGCTCAAAGCGCTCCATGGCGTCGATCACTCCATTGCCTCCCCTCCCCAGGTAGCGGATCCCCTCGGTCTTCCATGTGCGTTTCCAGAGTGGATCCTCTTCGGACGACTGATCTACCGCAGAGCCGCAGGAAAGCGGAGAAGGAGACAAGAAATCCATCGGCATCGTATCACGATCACGCAGGATCGCCGCCTTACGACGCTTTTCCTCGGATGATTCTACAGGCTTTTCATTCTTCATTCTTCATTCCCTCCTTAGAAATTCTCACGGGAACGGATGGCCGGTCCTTTTCAGTCTCTCCTGCACCTTGGAGCCCAGCGGCCACCGGCCTGCTAGGTTGACTGCCCGTGGAAAGTAATCCCTGGTCACGGGCCTGCACCACCATATCGAGGCAGTTTAGGTACCCCGCGGCATCGACGCGGTTATCCCGCTTTGGCTTGAAGGCCTCCCTGGCCATCTTAACGCAGACCATGAATAGAACAGCTTCCTCGGTCGTAATTGCATGACCCGTCAGAGCGTTAAATGCGGCGCTGACCCGTCCATAATCATGGGCAGGATGCCCATAAGACTCTTGACGGTCCTCAGTCGTGAGATGCTCGGCCTCAGCCAGGATGGAGTTTGATGGTTTTCCGGAAAGGTGATTCTCCAGTTCCTTAATGCGCTCCTTGAGTATGGTGATTTGCCGATCAGTAATGGAGACGGTGGCATCATACATGGTTTTGTAGATGGAGCTGACTTTCCGACTTTTCACTTTTTCACTTTTCACTTTTTTCATGGTTAGTATTTCTGACGTTTTTCTTTGTTGTTGGAATAGAGGGCCTCGGTGGTGTTGTTAAACCTGGTGTATTCAGCCTCAAATTTAAGGTTCACGGTTCCCACGGGGCCGTTACGCTGCTTGGCAACGATCAGCTCGACGCTCCCATCGTCGAGGTTGTTGCCATCCTTGTCCTTGAGTCCCTTCTTGGGTCGGTGAAGCATCACTACAATGTCCGCGTCCTGCTCGATCTGGCCGCTCTCTCTCAGGTCGGCGAGCTTTGGAGCACTCCGTTCCTCGGCATTCCGACCAAGCTGGGTAGCTGCGATGACGGGAACCCCCAATTCCTTGGCCGTAGCCTTTAATGCCATGCTAATCTCAGCGACTTCGTAAGCCCTGTTCTCATTGGCTCGCTTGCTGGTGCTGCGCATGAGCTGTAGGTAGTCCACGACAATGCACTTGACCCCATGCTTCACAACGGCACGGCGCGCCCGACCCCTAAAATCAAAGATATTCAGCGATGGTGTCTCGTCGATGTAGAGCGGGAGGTTCCCAATTTTGCTTGCGGCTACCGGCATGCGCTGCATGTCGCTCTTATTCATGAATCCGTCTCGCACACGCTTGAGATCGAGTGGCATCTCGGTACAAATCATGCGGCTAGCCAAGTCTACTCCAGTCATTTCCAGTGAGAATACGGCCACGGGAAATCCAGCCTCAGCCATGCACGTCGCCCACTGGACGGAGAGTGCGCTTTTACCCATGCCAGGTCGTCCAGCCACTACAACCATTTGACCAGGGCGCAATCCGCCGGTCATTCGGTCAAAATCAGTGGTCATGGTAGGCAGTCCAACACACTTCCCTCGGCTCTTGTAGGTGCTCTCGATGCCATTGATCGCCTCCATGACGTATCCCTGGATATGTTTGAGTGATGTTTCGGCCTTGGTCCCCCCGCGCAGTTGGAGCCATCGGGCCTCAACTTCATTAAGAAGGACATGCGGCTCATTAACGCTCTCCACCGCCAGGCGGGCGGTCTCGTTGGCCGCTCGTAGGATAGACCGCCTCATGGCCTTATCCCGAAGGATGTCTGCGTAAGCAATGATATTGGCCGCAGTCGGAATGAAGATTGCTATTTCGGCAAGGTAGGATGGCTGCTCTTTGATTACTGGCTGATCTCTCAAGGCATCATGGACGCTGATGAGATCAAGGGGCTTGCGATCCACGAAGCGCTGCTTTAGGCACTCCCAAATAACCATGTGCGTGGGGTCGTAGAAGTGATCACCAGTTAGGTCTCCCAGCTCCTCCATGGACTCGGGCTGAAGCATGACGGAGCACAAAACCCCCTTCTCGGCATCGCTGTTCCATGGTATGCCTGATCGGGTTAGGTCAGAGCTCATACGAGATTCTTCCTGGTAATGGATACCTCGGCCTTCACGATCCGGCAGGCTTTGAGCACGGCAAACCCCCGTGCATGGGTCGGGTGCTTGGCCGCAAGGCGCTCGGCCTCGGCGCAGGCCTCCTCGTAGGTCGCATGCTCGCGGGTTGGATGCGCGTCTGCCTTGGTGTATCCTCCGCTACCTAACCGGACAACCATCCAGAAAATAGAGCCTGGATGACGGTCATCGGAATTGAGAGTGGGCTTGATATTCAAAGACTCATACGAGTTATAGGAATAGGTAGTGTTATCGTGCGTCATGGGTTTGGGTGGTTTAATGGTTATGTCTTTGGAGTTAAGAAGAAGAGGAGCACAAGGATCGCAGCAAAGGCCGCATTCATGATGTTTTCGTTCATGGCTTAAAACGGGATATCATCCTCGGCCATGTTGGATGCCGATCTTGGAGCTGGTGCCTGAACGGGTGCTGCTGGACGCTTTTCTCCAAGGTGCTTCCAGTTTCCAATGATGGGTAGCTGGATCCCTTGCTCGCGCTCTTCCTTGGTCATGGATTGCTTCACGAATCCGTCGTTGCCGTGGGCATCCGGCCTGTCAAAGAGGACTAATCCAGCAAAGACGGCAGGGTTGCCATTCTTGCGGGTGATTCGCTTGAAGCGCTCTTTATCTAGCTGGGTCACGTCGATGTCGATACTGATGGGCATGGTGGTGGTTGGTTGTTGGTTTGTTTTTGGGTGATTTATTTAGTTGTTAGGTGATTGTTTGATCTCATTCTTGGTCATGGGGATCAGGCCAAGATCCAGCAAACGGCTCTCCACCAATTCGGTCTCGATTCTGCACTCTTCGCATAGATGGCCGATGCCAGGCTCGGGGGTCTTGACGACCTCCGGGTGGTTACATCCACAGAGGGAGCATGGTTCGTCGATAAGCCCGGTGGCACTCATGGTTATTGCTCCTGCACTTCCTTTGCCGTTTGAATGCGAGACTGAATGGCAAGTCGAAACTCACGGTTGTTCCTAGCCAGTGTGTATTCTTTCGGGCAAATAAGGCGGTCGCGGGTCTTTTTGTATTGGCGCGTAAACCATCGGTCGCATGCCTCTCCAACTATCCTGGCGTTGCTAATCTCCCACCAGTTCCAGCACCCTGTTCCTATTTCGGGCTGGACGGAAATTGCAGATCCATTGTGCCGCGTAGCCGATAGCTCGGCGATTTCACCAAGAAGAATATGATGCCCCTCCTTGGCGTGAGATCCGCTACCCCATCGGCTAACTTTTCCGCTGGATGATGCGCTGCTCATGCGATGGCGGTATGCTGGATGCGCTCTTTGATCTGTTCGCGCACGGCCGGAGGCAAACCCTCCCATGTGGCGCTTTCCACGGCTTCCGGATCACTGTCGTCGTAAAGCTCAACAAGCACCCTCCTCCATTCTTGAGGCCCATTGTCGCCACCCCGTTTTTCTTTTTTGAAGAGGTTCACGCCGCGATTCTCAGCCTCAGTGCGTGCTCGCTGGATCTCTCCATTCCAGTTGGAGAGCAGGGTGGAGAGATCCTTCCTGCGAAACTCGCCCGGCTCGCCTTTGGCCGTTCCCTGAGAAAAGAGCCACTCCAATAGAAGCCAATCTTCCTCAGATGTGCTCTCGACCGCCCCTTTATTTTTTTTCCAAGAACGGATCTGTGCTGAATCCAGTTGAGTCGAAGGTCTCATCCGGAAGAGCATCCGGGCTCGGTTAAGATGCAGATTCTTGTCGATTAGATCCGTTTGAGTGTCCCCGTTTTCGGGGACTACAGGGGATATAGGTCTTAGGTCATAGGTAATAGGTAGCATTGGGGGGCTATCATTTTGCTGATAGCCTTCGATAGGGGGGCTATCGGAGGCTATATGGGGTTCGGTAGGGGGGCTTTTCTTTCGCTTGCCCCAGCGCTTCTCAGCTCCGGCCTTCCCTGCTTCCACAAACTCCTTGAGCTTAGATAGTTCTAACTGGACTCGCTCGTTGACATATCCGATCTCAGTCTTCACGAAGAACTCAGAAATGACGGTCTCGACTTCCGCGACTCCACATCGGACTTTTCTCGCCAAAAGCGTAATATCAAGCGGCAATTCTTTTTCGCTGGTGTAGCAGAGATCGAGGAGTCTGCGGTAGGCCAGATCCTCCTTGTTGGAAAGGTGCGCGGTATCCAGGCAATAGGCCGCTGGATTGAACTGGTAGTAGTGCATTAGTGCGGCCCCCCTACGGTGGAAGAGTAACGCGGCGTGAAGACCCCTTCTTTTTTCAAAACGTCCCGCATCAGGAACCAAAACTGGCTCCACTCAATAGTCTGCATGAGTGACTTTATTGACTCGTAGCGAGCACCATCGCGCTGGTGAATGTAGCTGTCGATGCTACCGGCATTCCGATAACGCCAAGACATGATGGATGAGAGACGCTTCATGGCTGGAAACGAAGCCAACGCTTCTCCTCAATGATGTAGAGACGTCCATCGGCATCCGGCTCCGCTTCGATATAGGTCTTCACCTTGAAGGCCTGGGCATTCTTGCAGCCGACAGGGATCAGCTCTCCGCTCTCATCGTGCATCCTGCGTGCCTGAAGGAGGTTCTGATTCTTGCCGACCTTGGCGACATAAAGCCTCACCCTACGCTCATTGGCCTCATCCTGCGCTCCAGACGCCTCGGTAGAGGTCTTTCCCATAGGCCCCATAGCGCCGCCCCCTTTTTCTTTTTTAGAGGCGGTTTGCGGTAGGATACGATTTATGAGGGAAGGCTTCCTCCCGTCGTCCTGATTAGGTTGTGTTGTTGGTATGCTCATTTTAGTGAAAATTTTCTGTGAACGGATCAATGCCCCCCGGACCCCCTGCGTGAAATTGCGGACCCCCTCCCCCCCTCTGTCCGTGGCCGTCGTGCTCGCCCGCGCTCGCCTTTGATCTTCCCGGCAGCCTGGACAGTCTCGACGGTCTCGACACGCTGGCTGGGCTCCTGGTCTCCGGAATCGGCACCGGTACCAGGCTCCGAGTCGGCCTGAAGTGTATCAATATGCGTAGCAGGCGCGGCATCTACAGTTTCGGAATCCTGTAAATCATCTGATTGCTCATCAGGTGTCGCATGATTCCAGTTGTTTCCAGTGGGAAGCATGGCAGCAGGAGAGACGCCAGGGAGGAGGACGGTCGGCACCGGCTCGGCCTGCACCACGGCAGCCTGATCGTCTCCCTTTTGGGCGACTTCTTCCCCCTTAAAACCGATCGAAGGGACAAGCTCCGCCTCGATGACATTTCCGGAGATCATGCGGATATAGTCCTCATGGGTTGGACCGCTCTCGGTGTGCTCGATCCGAGAGGTAGCACCTCCGGCAAGAAGCTCTGCCTTCTCCACGGCAATCCCCAGGGCAATCGGGAGGGATTGAATCGGGATTTGATCCACCTCATCCAGGAGACGATCAGCGGCAAGCCGTCCAAAGGTACGCAACACACTGACGGTCCTTTCTTTAAGTGTGGCTACAGTCTGCGACTCGCGAGCCATGACAGCCGAAACGGTGTGATGACTCACCCGGTAGGCCCGACATAGTTGGCGAACCCCTAGCCCTTGACCAAGCCCGTCCACTATTGCCCGGTAGATCGTCGGCCTGGACTCCATCAGCCGTTCCGCAGTGAATTCACCGCGCCTTTCCATCTCCTGATTTCCCTCCTCTTCAGTGGATACCAAAAAAAGAGAAGGGGCGGCGGATTCTTCAGAGGCCACCTGATCAAGGAGTGAAGGCTTTGAACGCTTTGCCATATTCAGCCAACCAGTCGCCGGGATACAAAAGCGTTCAACGCATCTTCAGAAATCCTGCGATCCTTGTGAGATAGGAAAAGCACCTTTCCAAACTCTCCTTTTGCTACGTAGCGGCCCAAAGTGTTCAAGTGGATCCCTAAGCGATCGCACACCTCGCGGGAGGTTAGCCATCTGGCCGGGGTAGTGTTGCTGGTGCTCATGCTTTACAGGCCCAGCGGCAACATTCCCGAAAGACTTCCCGCGCCCGAAGCGGATCCGGAGTGCATGTCTTCATCTCCCCATTGACAGTGACCCTATAAAAAAAAGAAACGGCGGGGGCGATCATGGAGAGAATAGCACCAGGGCGAAACTTCTCCAGGATCACACGATCCTTTCTAGTTGGGCGGACCTCCAAAGTGACAAGCTCTCCGGGCAGAGTCATTTCCTTCCCCTCCGGTTTACTGTTCCATAAAAAAAAGAAACGGTGGCGGTGGCAATGGGGCCGCTTAGCAGGGCAAAAGAAAGAAGGGCAGCCAGCCCCAGGAGTTCAAAGATAAAACCGTGTGCGCTCATTTTTCAGACTCCTCATGATTAGCTTGTGACTCGGTTGTGCCACTTTCTGAATCCAAAAAATCACGGATTGCTATCCGAGCAATGTCCGAAGGTTTTAGCCAGTGTTTATCAGCCTCGGCGCGAAGTCGGGCCTTTAGTTCCACAGGGATTCTCATGGTTAAAGTTGCGTCTAGTTGGTCCGTCATGGGCTCTGTTGTAGCTTTGTTGTGCCACATGTCAAACACAAATAAGCGAAAATCTTATGGCGGCGGAAATCCGTTGTGCCACATTGAAGCCATGAAGAGAGAAAGCACCTTTAACTTCCGACTTCCTCAATCATTAAAAGCCAGGCTTGATACGTTTTGTACCACGAGAGGAATAACAAAAGCGGATTTATGCGTAACGGCACTGGCTGAATTTCTGGACAGCATTGAGAAACTAGACCGCGCTAACCTTATCAGCCGAGTATATCCGCCCGTGAATATCGAAGCCATGAGAACGGCCGAAAACCCGACACAGAACAAGCCCGGCCGCTCCGCTGGCGCATAGACCAGGACGACCCCAAAATCATCCACCTGATCCCATGACCGGCCCGACATCCTACATAGTCACAGCCTTGGCTGCAATATCACTAGTGGCCTGTAAGCCAGCGCCCCGTTATACGCTGCACCAGGGAACATATCCCGAAAACGGCAGAACTGCCACCTTGAGGATTGAAAACGCCAGCGGGGAAACTGAAATCCTGATGACCGCCAAAACATCTGAAGACCTCACTGTTCACTGGTGGCAACCGATAGCCGACCGGAAAACCGCGCTGAACATATTCAAAACCGACAAAGCAAACGCCAAACAAATGCAGGAAATCAAAGCCGGAACCTTTACCTACTGACATGACCAAGAAAGCAGAACGCACCGGAAACGGCCCCGGAAAGGGCAAGGCTTCCATATCCTCCACCCTATGCGTTGAGGTCCTTGAGGCCCTGGAATACCTAGCCAGCGAAAGCGGACTTTCCCGCGGGGGCTATATCAGCGCAGCCGTGACCACCGCGGTGCTGGCTGGCACCACTTTTCCCCGCGTCACTGGCACCGGAAAGATTTCTCCTGCAACATTGAAGAAAGCACAGCGAGCCGTTGACCGCGCCCGCATGGATAGGCCGCGCAGCTAGATTTTAAGCCGCTTCGCAAGACATAAAAGATTTTTCAAGAATCCGCTTGCTTTCCAGTGGGATCTTATGGGAATGTAGAAGCCGAACAACGAACCGGAAGAGCCAACCGATTAAACGGGCAAATGACACAATGCAGGCGCAAGAAACCACCTACGAGATCCGAGTCAGCCGAATCAACGAAACCCCCGGAACTGCAAAGATCACCCGCGCAGACGTGGCGATTGAGTATTGGCATAACAAGATTGCAGCTTCTTCCTGGTATGACGGCGACAAGGAGATGCTTGTCGTTCTTCTCCTAGACACTAGGCACAATGTCATTGCCCATAACCTCGTCAGCCTTGGCAGCCTCAATGAGACGGTTGCCCAGCCGAGAGAGATATTTCGCCCTGCGATTGTAGGCGCGGCCTATGCGCTGGTCGTCATGCACAACCACCCATCAGGAGACCCCCAGCCGAGCGAAGCGGATCGCAGACTCACCCGCAGGATCGCCGAGGCCGGGACCCTGCTTCAAATGCCGCTTGTGGATCACGTCATCGTCGGAAAACAGCGCGATCCCGAAAAGGCACCTTACTTCAGCTTCCGCGAGGCCGGACTCCTTTGATCACTACCATGAGCACAGAAGCACCCACCGCAGCCAAGTTTGACATCGGGCAGATCGTAGCGACGCCCGGAGTCCTGGAAGAGTTCCCCCGGCACGTCATCCTGGACGCACTAGGCCGCCACCTATCCGGGGACTGGTCCGAAATGAGCGAGGAAGATCAGAAAGCCAACCGGGCCGCCACCCACAACGGGGCGAGAATCTTCAGCGCCTACACCTACGACGGCTGCAAGCTCTGGATCATTACCGACGCGGCCGAAGAGCCATGGCCACCGGGAGAAAGCGGCCGCCGCACACTCACCACCTTCCTTCTCCCTTCGGAATACTAACCCACCCAAAAGCCATGACATCAGAAATCCAGAAAGCCGTTGAAATCTGCAAAGCGCTAGGCGGAGCAATTCACTCCATGGGATCAGTTCCCGAGGGCCTGCTTTATGCCACCGTCATGAGCACCATGAGCCTTGAATGTTTCAAGCAATGCATCGGCCTACTAATCAAAACCGGCCTGGTTTCCAAGGATTCCAGCCATGTCCTTCACTGGACCGAAAACAACTAACCCATCCCACCACCATCACCAAAACGGAAGAGCCAACCGCAAACCGGCACAGTACACCATGACAACAACACAACACACGCCAGGACCTTGGGAAATTTGCCAAGAATGGCCGGAAGAAAATCAACGGAAGATTCAACCGCAGGACTCAACAACCGGCCTTGCTCTTGCTTTTGGGGACACGGAAGAGGAAGCAAACGCCAACGCCCGCCTCATCGCGGCAGCCCCGCAAATGCTCAATGCCCTACACACTGCCTTGGATGCTATAGGTGACACTTATGAAGCCAGGGATAACGACAGCCAGGGTGAAATGATCCGTGACATCATAGCGGCCGCAATCGAAGCGGCCACCGGGGAGGAGGTGCCAGCATGAGCCCCAGAAAGCAGAAGCAACAACGGCGCGACTACCTCCGCCGCCTTGCAGCCATGAAGCAGGCAGCCAAAGAAAACCCATGCCGCGCCTGGATCGCGTGCATCTGGGGGACCTGGCACTACACCGGACCTGAACCCCTGAGGCTTCGGCCAACTCAACGTCCCTAGACAAGCCACTCAGCCAGACACAGAATCCAACCATGAGTCACCAAGAAGCCAAGGCCCTAGCCCAGAAAATCATCCGCGACTTACTCCGGGAACATCCTCCCGGCTTTGTCGTTATGGTCATCCGAGCGCTGCACAAAATCCAACGCAGCACCCCGGACCTGACCATCTACGCCCAGCCCCAGAAACCCGGCGCGACACCGACCGAGAAACACCCGCCGCGTGAATAAACCAACCCTCGCCAATGCGTAGCAAATCGCGTAGCAAACGACCGCCAAAAGAGAGAGAAGAGTGATTACGAATGAGATGCTCTACCGACTGAGCTAAAGCGGCGTTGAATCTGTTAGCGTGTCAAAACCCCTGATTTTACTCTGTAGGCGCATCAAAATGATTCCCACTAGAACCAACCAGACTCCACCATTCTTAACCAGCTTGACGTGTAGCAAATCGCGTAGCAGGCTAGTGTGCAGCAAACCAATGGCATGAGCACCGCTGAAAGAACTGAAATTACTGTTACGCACAGAGGGAAAAGCTACACGCTTTGGCGGCGGGGAGACAATCTCTATCTCCGGCTTCGCCGGGATGGCCGGGCAATCTGGAAGACACTCAAGACCAGCCTCAAAGATCAGGCCGTCAAGCAGGCCAAGGTGGAGTTGGATAAGCTAGAGCGCCATGACTGGAAACCTGCGCCCAAGAAAGCCGAGGCAACGACTACCGGCTTGGCCACCATCGGTGAGATCCTGGACCGATACCTGGCAGCCGAGCGGGACATCGCCCACGCCACCAAGAATAACTACATCGCGGCCATGGAGACCCTGCTGCGCGTTGTCACTGGCAAGAAGGATCCCCGGGCGCTCTCCTCCTCGATCCTGACCGAGGAGACACTTGACAGCTACATCGACAAGGAGAGAGCAAAAGGCCGTCCCGATCACTCCATCCATGCCAGCCTCACTCAGGCCCGGTGTATCGTCAGCCCCAAGGTCATGACGATTTACAAGGGGCTCACCATCCCCAACCTGGACGGGTTCCGCTCCCCAAGGGATTTCAAGTCAGACAAGGGGGCGGGCTTCGTGAAATTCACACGCGAGGAGGTTATCGCCCTAGAAAGCAAGGCTGACGAACTTTTCCGATCCCGCTCCCCTCTCTGGATTGTCTATGTTTTCATGAGTCAGCTTGCCCTCCGTAACAAGGAAGTGAGCTTGGCTAAGTGGAGTGATCTTGTGGAGGGAGTCGAGTACCAGGATGGCAAGCCCATCACCAAGCGCTACCTCCGGGTCCAGGCCGAGTATGCCGAGGCCAAGCCAGCATTGATTGAGATCAGTGACGCGCTCTGGACCGGACTCCAACACTACCGGCCAACTTGCACCCACCAAGAAGATCCTGCGCCATGCTCCCTCTGCACCTACATCCTCCCTGCTGCCACCGAGACCGACCGCAAAAATCTTTGCAAAAGGGACATTAACGACGCCTTCCGAAACCTCATCGTAGGTCGAAGGAAGATCGCCTATGAGCTTCGTCGCTGGGCAGGATCGAGAATCTACACGGTCCACGGTAGCGATGCCGCCCGGAATACCCTGCGCCATGCCTCCGTCGTGACTGTGGAGAAATACTACGCCACAGAGCTGAAGGGAGTGAAGAGCGCCGGAGCTTCTGATCTCCGAGACATTTACGGACTTAACCCCACAGAAACCACCACCAACACCACCACCCCATGAAGACCAAGAGAATAATGAACATTGGTAATTGGCCGTCTGATGATGACTCAACTGAAGTGCGCTTTCAAAAAGCCCTTAGAACATACATTGACGATGAGATAATCAGAAAAGGCAAAAAGATAGAAATAGAGTATGATTACGAATCAAAACAAATAAAGTTGTATCACCCTGAATGGGATAAGTTTTCTGATTCTCCACATGCTATATTCCCGAATCTTTCATCGACATTGACGTTAAAAGAAATAAGCCTTAAACGATTCCTACAGAAAACATTTAGGCAGCTAAATGAAAACGGTAATCGTGAGGCATTTGCAGAGTTAGCTGATTTGCTTACATCTTTAGGCAAACATTACTCATCGTACGTATGGGAGGATTAACCACCAACACCTCCACCCCATGAAGACCACCATCACACTTGCCACACTTATCCTTGCAATTTCAGCAATAAATTGTGCAGCCCAGGATTGCGATCCTGACCCCATGGCAGCGGTTGGCGCAGCCATGATTGTCGGCGGACAGAATACAGGACCCGTCCCTCAGCAGATCAATGACAATGGGCGCAATGCCTGGGTCACAGGAGACGGGAAAGGATCTGGCGTCATCTACCAGGACCGCGGCCCGACCTACATCCAGAAGGTAGGAGATACCACCTTCATCGTCCCGACCGCCAACCCTCCAGCCTGTCAGAGGAACCGCCAGCCCTAAGCTAGCGGCTCTTAGCCCATGCGGCCTTCATTCCGTCCGTGATCCCGTTGATCGTCCGGACAGCCCGCGCCCCGGCTGCAACATCACCCTTCTCGACCGAGGAGCGCATCGCCTCGATCTGAGGCCGGTAAATCTGGCCATACCATTGCTTGAGGACTGCAAAGCGGAGCGTCTGCTGCGGCGTCCGCTTCTCTGCTAGCTTCTGGAGCCATGCGTATTCCCTAGTGGCGGCGCGGGCATCTTCTGAGAGATCGACGCGGACCTGAGCGATAGCCTTCTCATCTCCGGCCACCTCATCCCGGTCCCGCTCGGCCTCGCCTGCGTCAGTGATTTTGAGGAAACGATTGATCGGAGCCGTTGAGGAGATGGCAAACTCCTGGACCGTGTTGCTCTTCTCGTCGTAGCGCAGGAAGTTAGAGACACCCATCTTGTCCAAGGAGTGAATGATCATCTTCTTGGCGGCTGGCCAGCCACCGGCCTTCAGCTCGTCATCAGTCAGGATGGCGCGGCCGCGGTGCTCGTCGATAGGATTCATCCCCATGGCATAGGCACCCCATTTAGCCGGGAGAGAGAGGAAGGGATTGAGGGAAGGCAGTTCACCACCTGGGACCGAGGCGATTTGGCCGAAGCCGATGCCCGTCTTCTCCCCATTGAGCTGGCGGAGCGTCGCGGTCAGGCCGTAATAGACCATGCCATTGATGGCCCGGTCCACCTCATCGACCGGCCAGCGAAGATAGGCCGTCTTGGAGCCATAGTCCCCCGTGGTCGTGGTGCCGATAGGAATGGAGTGGTAGGCATAGACATCCCGATCCGGGATCTTGCGGAAGATGCCGGCCATGTCATCGCCAAAGAAACCTTCCCTCGCCAGGACCGTCATCACCGTGGTCAGGAACCCCCCGAAGAAGAGATAGCTCAGGAGGTAATCAGCCTGCGACTTGCGCCCTTTCTCCCGTCCTGCGAGGAGCTTCATCGAGGACTCCCAGGAGCGCATCGTGATATTGATGAAGGGGAAGAGAATGCCTGGGGTTGAGATACCGTTGCCCTTCTTCATGTAGTTAGGGACGCCCATGTAGTTACGGACATAGGCGGCCGCCTCACGAGTCGGCCATCCGAGATCCTTGGCGAGCACCTTGTAGGCCGAGACCTTGGGAAGCGCTTCCATGATTTGCCCGGCAAACTGGATCGAGCGGAGATAGGAGAGCACCGGCTTGACGAACCACTTACCGGCAAAGGCTGATTGCTCTTCTTCCGGGAGGATATTGTATTGGCGCAAGATGTCACCGAGAGCGCCGTGAGAGTCAGCCGTCGCGTAGAAGGACTCATGCGGCCCTACCATGGCTCCGTTTTGGAGCATCTCGATCAGGAGATCATCCGCCTGGCCGGAGATCCGGTTGACCAGGGGAGAGGATCCAATGTTGATCGGGATCGCGGCCAGCATCTTCCCGAGAGCCATGCCGATAGCGCTTCCGACATAGCTTCCGACTTGGCCGGAGGCGACGGCAGCGGCCGGACCACCGACGAATCCGATGGTCGATCCCACGGCCGTCCCCAGGACACCCCCTGCCGTCGTGGCCAGAGCCTCGCGGCCCTGCGGCTGGAGCATCGCAAGGGCAAGCTGGTAGGCCTGCTGCCCTAGGATCTTTCCACGGGTCTTATCGGGGGCATTCCGCATCGTGCGGAGCAGATCGCGCATCGGCGAGAGCGCGAGCTGGAAGCTGGGATTGTATTTGATGATCAGCGGGTAGGCAGCGCTACTCCATAGGAAGGAGAGCGCCTGCATGAGTCCGTCCTGGTGGGCGGGACTCATCGAGTCAAAGACATCCGCATAGCGCTCCGGGAGGTGGACCCCGCGGAGCTTGCCATCGACGCGGTAGGTGAGCGTCTTCCACCCCACCTCACGGGTTGGGACCGGCACATTGCGGCGGCCATCCCATCGCATCTCGGCATCCCGGATCAGCCCGGAGAAGTTCTGCTTCATCCAGTTAAAGAAGGTGGTCTTTGCCTTGTTCGACTGTGCGGCGCGGCGCATCGCCGCCATCTTGAGGACGGATTGCGTGTAGGGATTGGCGATCTGGTCGAGCGTGCCGACTTGCTTCACGATCCCGGCCGGGACATAGCGATCCGCATACTTGAGCGGCGTGAAGGTGGCGTAGGCGTCCTTGTTCGGGACCAGGAGCGTGTCAAAGATTTCACGGGAAATGATCCCGGCATCCACGGCATCCGAGAGGACAGAGAAAATCTTATCATGGAAGGCCTCTGCGGCCTGCTTGAGCGCGGCCCACTGCTCGGGGGACATGTCGGCCTGCTGCTGATCGAGGAGAGCCTGGGCGATGACGGGATCTTTGCCGTCCGGATTCGCCATGACGGTGCGGCCGGTGACTTCTATTTCGCTTTCCTGCTCCGTGGCTTTCCCGACTTGGCGCTCCACCTCGATCCGCTCATTGGCGATACGGTAGTTCTCCAGATAGATCCCGAGGTCATCATCAGTGAGACCGACTGCCTGGAGAATCGGCGAGACCTTGGCCGTGATCTCCATGAGATCGGCCTGGACGGAGGAGTTGGCCAGCGGCATCTCCTCAAAGAGCCAGTCCATCCGATCCTTGGCCGTGAGTGGCTGGCCGGACCGGCGCTTCTGGTGCATCAGCTCGACGGCAGGCTGTGCGTAGAAGTAATAGGCATCCTTGGCACGCTCCCACAGCCGGAGAGGAGACTTGGCCCATGCCTTCATGGCAGCGGAGCGCTTCTTGACCAGCTCGCTCGCTTTGGCATAGCCAGCCTTAGACTCGGCGAGGCGGGTCCGATTGACGGCCTCCGGACCCTTGGCCAGGAACGTCTGGATGGCCGTGATCGCCTCCTTGATCTCAGGCTTGCGCTCCACATTCAGCCAGAAGGCCTCCCAAAACGAAGGAGCCCTCAGCTCCAGGTCAGCCGGAGAGTTAAAGAGGACCGAGATGGCATCGGCGTAGAGCTCGGCGGAGCTCTTGCGATACTTCACATAGGAAGCCGGGGCAGAGATCTCGTCGAATGGCTTCCACCACTTGCTCAGTTCGATGAGTTCATCGCGGATCAGCTTGGCACTGGCTAGGTTGCGGCGGCGATACTCCATCCTCATGGCTGAGTCGATGGCTGCCTTGAGTTCTTGCGGAGTGGGATTGCGCCCGGCCGTGACAACTTCCTTCTCCACCGTCTGCGTGCCGATCTGCTCCTGCTTACCGAAGCGCTTGATCCGCTCGTCCACGATCCCTTTCATGGCCGACTTCACGATGGCCTTCTTGGTGGCGGCATCCTGCTTGGCAAACCAGTCGTAGAGCTCAGGAAGTTCGGTCCTGGCATTCAGGCCGAAGAGACTCTTCACATCCTCGGCAGAGATCCCGAGCGTGCGATAGACCGGCTCCTCGACAATGACCTTCTCGATTACTTCTCCGAGGGATCGGCGGAGCTCGGACTCGGCCTCGGCCGCAAGCTGGCGGCGCTCCTCGGCGGTGGTGATTTTGCCCGAGAGCTGCGGCTCCGGGGATGCCCCGAGGGGCATGGTTTGTTTGAGATAGCTCAGGAGAGACCCGAGACGGCCCAGGATATTCCCCCGCTTGAGGGACTCGTCGGGGAGGTAGTCAATCCAGTGACCAAGCTCATGCGCAAGCGTCATGGCTATTGATCGAGGATTGGCAAAGAGATCGGCTCGGATCGAGATGCGGCCCTTGCCGACTCCCGTGAAGAGACCCAGGGATCTCATGCGGCGGCGGACCTCGGGAGACATGCCGGTGGCCTCGCGGAACCATCGGATCAGCTCCGGTGCCTCAATGGGGAGCACGCGGTCGGTGGCCCCCAGGACCTCCGGCATCTCCCAGCCTGGTCCACTTGCCATGACGGTGGCCTCCTTGGGAATGGAAGGACCGGCCTCAGCGGCAGCGGATCCACCAGCCTTGCCTTGCGGCCCATAGTCAGCGGTGCCTGAGAATCCCCCGGAGAACATGTCCCCCTGGGCGGCATCGGCCGCGGCCTTCTCCTGACGGAGACGCTCAGCCTCGGCCAGCTCGGCGGGTGTAGCCGACGTATCAACCTGGCCAGAGAGATTGAATGGCATCTCCTGACCTCCAAAGAGATCATTCCCTGCGGTTTGGGTCGCCGGAGGGGGCGGCGGCGGTGCCATCTCGGCGGCTGCCTGCTCGGTCGAGACCCCGGAGACTTCGGCCATGATCTCAGGATCGGTGTAGAAAGACTTGTAGCGTGCAGCTAGGGCTTGCAGTTCGCCGACCCGCTTGAGGATCCCCTCCGGGTCCTTGACATTGACACCTAGCTTGGCGGCAGCCTCCGGACGCTTGGCGGCGGACTGGACCGCGGCGATCTGATCATTGATCTCGCGCACCTTGGCGGCGGCGGCCTTGGCGATTTCCTCTCCACGCTGGAGAGCGGCGTCACTGGTGCCGAAGAGATCCCCCTGGGATCCCTGGGCGGCCATCGCCTTGCTGGCCTTGATGTATCCCAGATAGCCGGAGATCACCTCCGGTGCCATCTTCTTGAGAGCGGCGGCGATCCCCGCCTGCTGAAGCTCTATGTCGTTGGGAGCGGCTGTTGCGATGGCGAGGGTTCGCGCCTCATTGATTCTTCCTGCTTGGTATGCAGCGTAGAGATCAGGTCCCGCACCCGTTCCAATTCTGAATCCGGCGCGGCCTTTAGCTCTCGATAAGAGTCCTCTCTGTGCTGCTTTATCTTCTGTAATCGAAGTGTTTCTGAAGTAGTTTGCATAGTCTTTAACCTCACCTTTCTCATCGAGGATGTTTAGCTCCGCGTCAAGCGACATTGCCATCGGCTTTGTGAATCCATCCGCCTCCCGCATGATATAGACCGGCACGCTATCCAGTCCGTTTCTCTTGGCCGCGTCAAAGCGATGCCTCCCTGAGATCAACTCATGATCGCCGTTATTGCGCTGCCAAACCATGAGATGCCCAAAAGCCCGCATGTCGATATTGCCTTCGATCTGCTGGCCCCGCACGACGCCGGTATCCGGATCGGCATTCTCCTTAAAGTTAGGCACATCCTCTGAGAGCTTGATGTCAGAGACCTTGAGCTTTGATTCCGTGTAGGGAATGGAAGCCCCCCCGGTTGTCTCAGGATCAGTGTATCCTGTGATCGGCTCCAACTCTGCCAAGTCATCGGCCGGAGCTTGCGACTTAGCAGGATCGACTTGCGACATTGCAGCCGGAGCTTGCGACTTAGCGGGAAATTCTTGCCCATGAACCGTCGGAATCGACAAATTTCCGTCGATTGTTGGAGTTAGCGGGGCTGGATTGGCCGGTGAAGCGAGGGCTGCGCGGCCCGGCATGGCAATCACGCCATCGGGAGTATTGGCCGGGGCGGCATTGTTCCGATCCATGGTGAAGGCACTACTTGGAGCATCCTCCATGGGGATCAGCTCACCCAGGTCAGCGGGAGCAGCAGCGGGTGGCTGTCCCGGCAATCCATCGACTCTCGCCCCTCGACTCTCGACTCCATCTCCCAGCGCCACTTCGGTCTTGAGCGCTTCCGGTTTGCCCAGGAAGGAAGTTCCCTGCATCCGCATGGTTCCGCGGGCCTGAGGACCATACTCACCACGGACAGACTCGGCCACCTTGAGTGCCGTCGTGACGGCTTCGTTATCCATGGCCGAGAGAGATTCCCCGGCCTGCTTCTTGGCAATGAGCCCCTGAATGTCTCCGAGCTCATAGCGCTTGTTCTGGACCGTGAGTCCGGAGAGCAGCGCTCCCATGACCGCAGACTGGAAGGAGCCCTGCCAGGTCGGACCCTCCGGCGTCTCATCTCCTGAAGCAAAAGCCTGATCGGCTAGCTTCCAGGTAATATCGGTAGCGGCACCTGTACCGGCTCCGAGCCCGACGACCTTCCCTGCGAACTTGGCGGCTTCCAGTGCTCCCTTGGTCTCCCGCACGAGCTGAATCCCCTTGATCAGGTTGTAGGGTGCGGCGGGGGCGGTGATGGCGATGGATGCCAACTCTCCCGCGGCATTGTATCCTGGTCGGGCTTGGCTTGCGGAAAGGTAGCTGGAGAACTCCGAGTCATTCTCGGCCAGCGTCTTGTAGAGTGCATCGTATCCACGACCGGCTGCATAGCCTCCCGCGATTCCTCCGACAGTCCCGGTGGCCAAGGCGGCTGGACCGGCAGCCATTCCTGCGACAGCAGGGATCGCTGCGCCTCCCATGAATCCCATCGTGACAGCCCCACCTCGGCCGAGCCCGTAGAGGAGAGCTTTCCCCTCGGGGGATGACCCGGCGGCGGCTTCCAGATCGCGGCGTCGTCGGGCGGTCTCCTCGATCTTTGGTGCATTGGATGATAGTTTGCTGAAGGTTTGCTGATCGATCAGACCGGAGGCGTAGGCGCTCTCCACTCCCTTGCCATAGCGGAGGGGGTCGATTTCAATACCGGCAGAAGTGACCTTGAAGGGCTCCGACTTCTCATTCCAGCGATTAGCCGGGGAGAGCGGGTCGGTCCCTTCGAGTGCGAAGCCAGCTTTGGATGGATCGAGCGGAGCGCCCGTGCGATCCACGGCGACCAGGGGAGGGTTCTCCCTGGCGTCGATAGGAGCCACAAACTCCAGATCCATGAGAGGATCGGGAGCGGATGACTCCTGTGTGATCGGTCCGACGTAATCGAGCGCGGCCAACTCGTCCTGCGCGGGAGAGGCCATGTGATTAGTCCGTGATGAGGACCTCGGCCCCACTCTTAGTGCGATAGCGGCCTGGCTTCATGGCGCGGCCATACTTGGACTGGTAATCAGCGGAGGACATGGAGATGGGAGTTGGTGCTGGAGTCGGCTCGGGAGCAGCAGTTTCCGGTGCCGGGGTGGGCATGGGGGTAGAAAGGAAAGCGCCATCCGGGGTGGGAGTGACCTGCGGCGTAGGCGACGGTGCCGGAGTAGCGGCTGGAGCTGGGACCTGGGAGCTGGGAGCTGGGGATCCATGCAGGACCGTCGTTGGGTCCATCATTGCGGAAAGCTGGGCCTGTTTGATGGCGATGTCTTTCTGGTAAGAAGCATCGGAGCGATACCACGGCGCTCCACTCGCCTGCATCTTTGCGATGTCTTGCTGAAGCTGGGCCTGCTGCATGGCCACAACAGAGTCTTGCGTATCCTTGGTGGCAGCTTTGATTGGTTTCCCCGTCTGCTCATCCCAGGCCGTGATTGCTTTTCCGGTCATCGTGTCGATCAGCTTTACCGTCCCATCAGCGGATGTAATACGTTCAAACTTTGGCGCTCCGGAATCAGGAAGTAGCTGCCAAGATCCAGCCGACTGGCGATACATCGGAACCGTGCTTCCGTCAGGCCGAGGAACATCCCGTACTTCAGGCTCCATTCCTGGCCGCATTTGTTTCACAGCCTCCGTCTGATATTGCTTGTAGAGGGCGATGTCGGCAGCGAGTTCCTGCTTGGTCGGCTTGTAGCCGGGCTGACGCCCTAGCATCGTGCGGCCAAAGGTCCGCAAGTCCATGATCTGAGGTTGATCGGCCATGGCGCTTAGTAGGTGAAATCTTGTGCTGCCCCTGCGCCCGATCCCGCACCCTTAATTTGCATCTGGGCATCGGCGTAAGACTGGTACTTCTGTTTCTCTAGGAAGGGATTGACGACGGTGGCTTCAAATCCCGCCAGCATTCCGGTGGCCTTGCTCAGGCTTCCACGGGTGATTTCACCATA